TGAGCAGCATCTATCCCAGAAATGGCACTCCAGGTCATGGTTTGACCCGCAATGCCAGTATTAGGGAATGTCATGTTGTTAAAGAACATATTTTTATGCCAAGGAGTGATCATAGCCGCAAATAGACCATTCGCATCCGACGGGATAGTCCACCTTTGTCTCACGAAGAATGTTGTGGAGGGATAAGTTTCCAAATCTGGAATCTTACACCCCACATAATCAAAAGGCTCAAGAATCGAGTACAAGTACTCATTTGTCATCTTATCATACCTCTGTCTTATCTTGCCAGCTTTCTTGGCTAGCTTTGCAGTCGGTTCGATTTTGATGACTTTCTCCTGAGCCATCGCGAGTCTCACGGCTTTCTTTCTCGCCTTTCTACGACGCTTCTTTGCTTCTTTTTCACTTTTCGAAACTACCATTTCTTTGCAATTATTAAAATTGCACGCAACCTCGCGCAACGGACCTAAATATATTTAAAAACCAGGTAGTCATCCTGGCAGTATGGGATTCGAACCCACGTTGGTTTCAACCCAACTGAATAGGGTGCACTTACGCTTCAAACCTACTTCCATCGGTTCCCTATAGCCTCAACAGGGCACGGAGAGTGGACTCCCCACACCTTCCCCCCCCTGCTTTGGTAGAGCAGGTCTACAACGACGTACCTCGGGGATCCATGGGGGATTCTGCGTGCCCTAGAGTAGAGTATGGCGGACAAATAACGCTTCAAACCACTGGTGTCTAACGCCACCAGCTATTCCATACACCGTAAAGTTGATTAATTATGATCGGCTAGAAAATAGTCATCGACCAACTCATTGCGATCCCATCTTGGTTCCAATACAACATCAAGATCTTCCTCATTGAGACCAGACTCAAAACCTGTATGAAGTCTCATATAATACTCGGTTGACCGAAGTTGTGTAGGATCCAATTCCGTCATCAGGGCACGAAGATAGTAGTAAAAGTCTGTATCCTTGTCAGTGACATGCTCAATCAAATAAGAAGACACCATCTCAGGTAGTGTATCCACCTTTTCTGGCATCCGCCAATTGAGAGCAAACACATGCTTCAATTTATTCAGGCTCTCTCCCACTATAGCCCCATTCTTAAGGTCCCGGAAGCCATGTGAACAAAAGTGCATATCCATGAGTTTACCAATATCTGCATACTTTGGATAATAGCCATGGGCTCTCAACCATTCTGCATATTGGTCAACATCAATATTGCCAAGCCTCTCTAAGCTATCGTCGCCCATGCTAGCTAACTTATGCAACTCCTCTACATAACCATCAGGCTGTGTTTCCTCACAAAAGCAGATCTTCAAATATATCTGACCTCGACCATTGAGGGAGATCGTTATTTTTGAACCACTTTTGACTATTCCGCCAGCCGTCTGTAAGAAGACTTGTCCATCTGAAAACTGCATACATGCGCCTGTCGGCTGAGTTGGCTCGGCTTTGAGTAAATCATAACGCATCGTCATAATAGAGAAAAAATCCTGCTTGTCCTTTGAATCAGGAGTTATGCAGGTTCTCTTCCTAGTCTGCTCATCAGCGTCATATACACTCAAATGTGCACTCCAATCCCAAAACTTTTTGTCCAATGACCCATATTTCATCCCTGGTCGCCCTGTGTCTAAGTCGGTATACAATCTCCTCATTCCACCTTTATGCCAAGTCCAACCAGTCTTAGAAGGAATCTTTTCATGGTTTTTAATCTCAGCATCAAGGGAAGGATCAAAGAGAATTGCATCTATTATCTGGTCGACAAACGAAACCAACCAAATCAATCGCCAGCGGTCTATCTCGGCTTTCTCACGAGTATGTGGCTCTTGTTTAACAAAAACACGAACCGGGTCCGAATCATACTGGCCATCTAACAACAAGCTCATCCTCTCATGAACCATATCGATACATGTTTCGATACCAAGAAGTTAAC